GCGGCGGCAGCGGTTCAACAGTAGGTGGATCTATTGGCGGCGGTGATGGTGGTAGCGGTGGCACTTCGACTGCCGCTACTTCTGGCGGTGGTGGTGGTGCTGGTGGATTTCAAGCTGCTTATACCGGGGGAAACGGTGGCAATAGTACAGTGAGCTCTGGCTCCGGTACAAGTCAAATAGGCGGAGGTTCTGGCGGTCAAGGTGGTGATACAGGTTCTTCTGGAAGTGGTGGAGGAGCTGGTCTATATCCCGGAGGGCCGGTGGATTTCAGTGTTCAATATTTGCCTGGTTCACTTACGACTCAAAATGGGCTTAGCGGTGGTGGCCGAGCAAGTCAATTAAACATAAGTAGTGGCGCGGGAACTTATGGAGGCGGTGGTGGTGGAAATGATGCGGCTTCTGGGGGCGCAAGAAACGGAGCCACAGGAGGAATTCGAGTAATTTGGCCCGGAAACATTAGAACATTCCCATACGCAGCAGGAAAATAATTATGTACGCAAAAATTGAAAACGGTGCGGTTGTTAGCTATCCATTGCAAGAAATGGATATCAAACAGCTATTCCCTAATACCTCGTTCACTACTGACTTTGCTAGTGGGTTACCTGACGGGTTTGTCCGCGTTTTGCCGCATGGGCATTCTTATGACCTAAATGAAAAAAATGTAACTGAAGGCACGCCGCAGTTAGTTGATGGTGAGTGGCTTCAGTCGTGGATAGCCGCAGACAAATACACTGCTGAAGAATTGGCCCAGCAAGCGGTTGATGCCACTACTAAAAAATGGGCAGACTTGCGGGAAGATAGGAATAAAAGACTTATTAACAGTGATTGGACTCAGTTGACGGATACTAACGTGGACAAAGCTGCATGGGCGGCTTACCGCCAGTCTTTGCGTGACTTGCCCTCAGTTACCACTGACATTGATAACGTAGTTTGGCCTACACAACCATGATAAATGCGCTTAATTCTTCTACTTTTTCTGACGCTTATTACAGTGTCATCGGCAGAGGACAGGCTCATGCTGTCTGCAACACCACCGGAGAAAATAGAAGTACCAAAGCCCAAACCAGTGCAAAGCTGCTCGGTGTACGACCTTTATGTGATGGCGTGGACGATACACGACCCAATGGAACGGCGCATAGCCATGCTGGACTGGTTGGATAAAAATGTATGCAGCACCCAAAACTACACAGATATTTGGAACTCATTATCGGAATGGGCAGGCGCATCAGACAACGCTTTACTACGCGCAAAGGTGATACAAGGTTACGAGAAAGCATTTAGAAGGGAAAGCAAATGAACGAGTCATGGTTAGCCCGAAACATCCAGCCGGTGACGGTTGTATTTCTGTTGTTCTCCTATTTCTTTTTTGCGCTGCTATCCGTTTTCAGCCTAGAAACTCGGGGCGCGTATGTTGACCTACTTGGTCAAGCAATGATTATTGTTATCACCGCCATATTTGCAGGTAAAACCGCCGAACGAATTGTAGACATCCGTACCAACAAAGGAGCGCCAGATGGCCCTTGATCCTGTATCCGCACTGCTTGACATAGGCGGCAAAGTCCTAGATAGGGTTTTCCCTGATCCTGCGCAACAAGCGGCTGCGCGGTTGGAGTTGATGAAGTTACAGCAATCGGGGGAGCTAACCCAGATTGCGGGGCAGATGGACATCAACAAAGTAGAGGCGGCAAGCTCTAGCATTTTTGTTTCTGGCTGGCGACCCGCTATTGGCTGGATATGCGGAGCAGGGTTTGCCGTGCAATTTGTCATTGGCCCGTTAGCTGAATGGGCTTCTGCGCTGGCTGGTCATCCTGTCAAGTTCCCCCAGATGGACACCGGAACAATGATGCCGCTTCTGCTGGGTATGTTGGGGCTGGGAGGTATGCGTACCGCTGAAAAAATGCAGGGAGTAGCTGCAAAATGAAACTTAGCCCAAACTTCACTCTGGAAGAACTAACCATAACAGACCACCGTGAGTTTGACAACACACCCAATGAAACAGAACGAGCAAATTTGGTGCGACTGGCTGGCTTTTTGGAGTTGGTCAAGGTGGCGCTTGGAGGTAAACCCATCATGGTCAACTCCGCCTTCCGATCTAAAAAAGTCAACGATGCCGTTGGTTCTAAAGATACAAGCCAGCACAGGGTTGGCTGCGCCGTGGATATCCGTGTTCCCGGTATGACCCCTAATGAGGTTGTAAAAGTGGTGATAGCTGCTAAACTACCCTTTGACCAGTTAATCCGCGAGTTTGACAGGTGGACTCACATTAGCGTGCCAAATGACCCCAAAGTGAAACCCAGAGGCCAGACGCTAATTATTGATAAAGCAGGGACTCGCCCTTACGCTTAAAGTACCATGCCGTTACAAAAACTTACGCTCAAGCCGGGGGTTAACCGGGAAAACACTCGGTACACCAACGAGAACGGCTGGTACGAGTCCGACAAGATTCGGTTCCGCCAAGGCACGCCTGAGAAAATTGGTGGCTGGGCGCGTATTTCAGCCAATACATTCATTGGTGTTTGCCGATCTCTTTGGAATTGGGTAACGCTTGCGGGCTTAAACCTGATGGGCGTAGGTACTACGTCTAAGATGTACATTGAAAGCGGCGGTGCTTACTACGACATCACCCCCATTCGCAAAGAAAGCACTTTAACTAACCCGTTTGCTACAAATATATCAACCAACTCAGGTGGATATACCACCATTACAGTAACAGATGCCAATCACGGCGCTACCGATGGAGCGTATGTAACTTTTTATGGTAGTACTGCGGTAAGCGGGGTTACTGTTCTTGGAGAATATTCGCTTACGCTAGTTTCAGGTTCAACTTACACAATTCGTACCTCTGGCACCGCGCTATCTTCCACTACCGGAGGCGGCACTGTTTATGCTGTTTACCAGCTTAACCCAGGCGGAGGATCTTTTGTACCATCTACAGGATGGGGAGCTGGAACTTGGGGCGGTGGAACTTGGGGATTTGGAGAAACTGTTGCTGCTGTATCCCCAATCCGTGTTTGGAACCAAAACAATTGGGGACAAAATCTTTTGTATGGCGTAAGTAGTGGCCCACTGTATTACTGGGATACCACTATTGGTTATTTAAATTTTACAGTTACGATGACTATTGCAGCGCCTTGCGTAGTTACTTGCACGCTTGGCCTAGCAGATAAAACCCCAATTACGTTTTCTACTACAGGCGCATTGCCAACGGGGTTGTTGCCCGGAGTAACTTACTACGTTCGATATTTAAGCAGTAGTACTTTTAATTTATCTTCAACACCAACCGGCGCTTTAATTACAACTACTGGCACGCAGTCAGGCACGCAAAGCATTTCTCCTCGCGGGGTGCTTGTTTCCACACTACCCGGTGCGGATAACTATGTTCCGCTGTACCAGAATGTGTTTACAGTATCAGATGCAAGCCGATTCTGTTTGGTGTTTGGAACCAATGACTACGGTAGCACTACACTTGACCCCATGCTCATCCGCTGGTCAGATCAGGAGTCATTGACTACTTGGTACCCTGCAATTACCAACCAAGCAGGTAGTTTGCGTTTATCGCACGGTTCAACAATCGTATCTGTTCTCCAAAGCCGCCAAGAGATCTTGGTGTGGACTGATTCCACGTTGTACTCCCTGCAATACCTTGGGCCTCCTTATGTTTGGGGCAGTCAACTTCTTGCAGACAATGTGTCTGTTATTTCTCAAAATGCAACATTAATTGCCTCCGGTGTGACTTACTGGATGGGCATAGATAAGTTTTACAAATACGACGGACGGGTACAAACGCTTAACTGCGACCTGCGCCAGTATGTTTACAGCGATATCAACCTTACCCAAGCGGTGCAGGTATTTGGCAGCACCAACGAGGGCTTTAACGAGGCTTGGTGGTTTTATTGCTCAGAAAATAGCGTTGTAATTGACAAATACGTTATCTACAACTACGTTGAAAATGCTTGGTACTACGGCACTATGGGCCGCACAGCATGGATTGACACGGGGCTGCGCAACTACCCGGTGGCGGCAACTTACTCCTACAACCTTGTAAACCACGAGTCTGGCGTGGACGACAACACTACGGGAACCCCGGCGGCAATTGCAGCCAGCATTACTAGCGCCCAGTTTGATATTGGCGACGGCAACAACTTTGCGTTTGTCTGGCGGATGCTGCCTGACTTGACGTTCCGTGGCTCCACGGATGGGACAACCCCTGCGCTAACCATGCAGCTTCTGCCCTTGCAAAACTCTGGTTCTGGGTACAACAGCCCCAAATCGGTGGGCGGCACAAGCTCCGATGCCGACCAAGCAGTCACAGCTACGCAGACATACCCAATCGACTTGGACACTTACAACGGGCAGATTTATATCCGAGTTCGCGGTCGTCAAATGTCAATGCGCATTACGTCCAACAAAATTGGTACCCAGTGGCAGCTCGGTAGTCCACGCATAGATATCCGCAATGACGGTCGTCGGGGTAGCGCGTAATGGCTCAAAAAAACGTAGTCGCACCAAAATTGCCTGCGGCAATAGGCGATACCTACGACCCTGCGCTGATAAACCAGATAACTAACATCTTGCGCCTGTACTTTAATCAGCTTGACAACGCGAGCCCGATGGTTGCTAGTACCCAACGTAACGGCACGGAAGTTATTTCTGCGTTGAGCTTTTTTCCGACTGGAAACACAACTACCCCTAGCCTGCCAACGCAGGCAGATTTAGCTAATTTGCGGGTGGGCGACATCTATTACGACACCACTGCCAATAATGTGCTAAAAGTCAAGACATGATAATATCGACCAACCCCCATTTTGAGAGGCAAATATGAGCCTACAAGTACTAGCCAATCACATGGCCGACAAAGGCCGAGGCCCAGATTCGATGCTGGTGCACATGTCTCCCCGCGAGGTAGCAAGTCTACAGGCTTTGGCGCAGCAGCATGGTGGGTCTTTGACAATCAACCCCGAGACGGGGCTCCCTGAAGACGGGGGTTTAGACAATCTGCTACCTATAGCGGCGGCCATTGCGCTCGATTATTTTCTTCCCGGCGCGGGTGAGGCAATTGCAGGTTCTGTGGGCATTAC